CGCGGGACCAGTTGGGACGCGAGCGGTACGGCGTGCCGCTTCAGCCGAACAACGGGCGGGATGCGCTGCGAGATGCCTACGAAGAGGCTCTAGACCTCTGCGCATATTTGAAACAAGCGCACATCGAGGTTGAGGCTATGCGCGAACTGTTGCGCGAGGCCGGTGATGTCATTCTGCTGGCGGCTTACGCAGCGGAATCGGAGGATTTGCTCAAGGCCCGAAACAGTCTTTTGGCTAAAATTCAAGCCATAACGGAGCGGCAATGAGTCAAGGACCATCTAAAGCCTTGACCGTGGGCGAGTTGATTCGGATGCTTCAGCGGTTTCCGTCGTCGATGCCGGTTTCGGTATCAGATGGCTACGAGGTTCGTGTTTATGACCGACTCTTGGATTGCACAATGGAGCGATTCAAAGACCATGATGGCATGGAGTGGTGCGACATCGGAATCGGCGGCTGCGAGATGGAGTCGCTATGAGTGACGCGCCGCAGCTATGCGTCGAGCCTCTGGAGCAGACCGAGGTCTCCAAGGAACTGACCGACAAAATCCACCGGCTCATCCGGCGCTGGTCGAAGGAACTGGTGGAGTTGGTGAGCCAAGAAATCGGCGCACGGGCCATCAAGGTGAAGGGGAAGCCAGGCCCGAAGCGCGGGACGAAGTACCCCAAGAAGCCTTGTCCGCTGTGCAACAAAAACCCCAACGCTTTTAGGCGTTTCGGATACATCTGCCGGGAGTGTCGAGGCGGCAAGGCTATCAAGGTTCCGAACAAAAAGCACACCAAGGGCAAGTATGCCGGCGGGTACAAGGTCGTCGCCAAGGCACCGGCACACTTCCCGCTCAAGCCTAAACCGGTCGAAGTGCCGGATGTTGAACCGGATTTCCTTGACAGAATCGTGACGGTCGTAGAACTTCCCCCTGAGCCTGAGCGACCGAGGCCCGTGGTCAGTAGCGACGAGGACTTTTTCGGATGAGCGACGAGCAGCAGTACATCATCATCGACGGCAACGACGGCGCGAAGAACCTCATCTACGCCACTTGGCTGCGTTCCTACGAGGCCTCGTCGCTGGCAGCGAAGCACGTCCCCCGCGACCTGTTCTTCGCCGAGCATCACCTCGTTATCGACCGCGTGTTTTCGGGCCGACCGACCGTGAAACTGGCGGTGCTACCTGACGAACCGGACGTCGTGCTGGGATGGAGCGTCAGCGAACCGGGCGTTGTCCACTATGTGTATGTGAAGCCTGCGTTCCGGCGTCACGGTTTGGCTAAGGCTCTCCTCGCTCACTTCGAGGAACCCTTCAGCTACACCCACTGGACGCACCCTCTTCGCGACCTGTACCCGCGCCTTGAGAAGTGTGTTTACAACCCGTATCTGCTGAACAGGGTGGGCGCATGACCGGCATGACATGGGAAGCTGTCGAAGTTGACGGGCGCACGGGCTCGTGGTGCCAGTTCAGCCTCGGCGAAGGCTTAACGCCGTCTACGATGGATACGCATCACGAGAAGGACGGCACCTGGTCCTGGGAGTTGTCGCTGTACGCCTCCGACCGGGAGCATTGGGCTACCGGGTACGGCTGCGCTACCGAAGGTAAGGCGCGCTTCATGGCGATGAGCCTCGCTAGCGCCCTATTGCAAATCATCGATGGAGTGAAACCGCATGAGGTCGATTGAGGAAGTGAACGCTGAATACTCCCGGCTCTGCGCCCTCATCGGGGAGCAGACCTACCGCATCAAGCAGCTTGAGCAGGAACGCAACAACAACATCCGGCGAATCGAAGTGCTGGAGGACGAAGCGCGTGCCGTCAAGGCCGCAGAAGGTGAAGCAACCCATGGCGAATGAAGCGAAGACCAGCAACCGCGAGCAGCTTAAGCATGTCCGCGTTCGTACCGGCGGCGTTCACTTCAATGGTGCGCGCATCATCACGACGCTCACCACCGACACGACGGCTGTCAATATCGCATCGCAGAATATGCTCATCTGCAGCAGCATCTCGACGCACCCGGCTGGCGTGATGTTCGATGTCCACAACGACGGTGGGCGGTTTATCATCCCCTACGCCAACGTCGAAGTGATGACCCTGGTCGAAGCCTGACTGCCGGATAAGGCTCCGTTGCACCCAACCCGTACCCTCGGGCCGGATGAGTGAAAAAGTGCGCGTCGCGCGGGAAACCGCGCTGCGCGTCACCGCTCCGAAAAAGTGCGCATCGCGGGAAAGTACTCGTTTCGGGCGGCAGTACTCAAAAAAGTACTCGTTTTGAAAAACTGCGCCGGTTACTGAACGCGATTCATTTTTAGCATGTCTGCCAATTTGTCACGGCGCTTCGGAGGTAATGTCAAAATGGCAAAGCATGACAAGGACGGCCTGACACTTCGGCAGCATCAGTTTGTTAACGAGTATCTTGTCAGCCGCAATGGCGCGAAGGCTGCATTGGCGGCGGGGTACAGCGAGAAGCGCGCTAGTACTGCTGGCGCGCAGCTTCTTGCGAATCCCGTCGTGCGTCAAAAGATCGATGAAAAAACCAAGGTCGTCGCCAAGCGTGCTGGTGTTGACGCGCAGTGGGTGATTGACCAGCTCATGGCCGTTGCGGGGCAGGAAGACGTCGCGCAATCGACGAAAGTGCGCGCCCTGGAGCTGCTCGCGAAGCATCTTGGGATGCTCGAAGAGCGCTTGACCGTCAAGACTGACGGTCTCACGCCAGAGCAGCGTACGGAGCGGGTTGTTATGCTGCTGGAGCGTGCGAGAAGCCGCGTTGGTGGCGAGTAACCGGGCCACCGCGTCGGCCTAGCCGCCGCTCTGCCACCCTCGCATGTACTTGTTAAGCACCTGTATGACGCGCACGCGCGTAGGCAAGTACTGCGCACGGCCGCAAAAACGTGTCAAGCCCCTATTTTCATGGCATCTGCCCCGCATTCTTGGCTGAATGTTTTGTTGATATTCTACATATAGAGTTCTATGTGTGTAGTTAAACGACAAAAAAAGCACGCAAGGTATGTGCTACTTCACTCTGTGTGCGCGAGTGTAAGGTGTTGTTGCTATGTTGATAGGATAAGCAAATTTTGCATGCCGGTAGCTGAAAAGCGAAAAGCGCCCCAGCTTGTGACCGGAGCGCTTGATTCGCGCACATTGACGTTAGTGCATGGCCTCTCGTTCCATGGCTTCAAGCTCTATGTGTCCGATGTAACCCGCGAGGAAGAGCCACTCATAGTCACGCTTCTCCCAAGCATCCAGCAGGTTGTCGCGCTTCAAGATTGCCTCCGCGATGTCGCTGTTCGCTTCGGCAAGCGCGGCCTGAAGTTTCTCTCCGATGTCGATGGTCATTGCTTCCTCTTCGCGGCTTGCGCCGCCTGATGGTAAATCCAAGCCAGCTTTACGATGGTGGCGGGTGTCACGCTAGGCGTACCTGTTGAACATGGCTTCAGACTCAGCGCGCGGCATGGACTGCCAGCTAGCGAAGCCGTCCCGTTCATAGGACCTGGCGAGTCTTTCCCGGCACTCATTGCCAACACCGCGCCCCGTGTCAAGGTTGGGGTTTTGCGGCTTGTCTGTGTAGAAAACGGCTCCGCAGCAGACACAACGAAAGTAGCTTTTCATGTCTATCTCCGCGCCTTGCTGGCGCATTCAGGGCTTAGGCGCCCGGCAGAACGGTCGACCTTGCGGTCGGCCGCTCTACTTGAAGCCTAAGCGCGCATGGGCATAATCAATGCGATGCCGGATGCCTGGTTTCCCTTGGCATCAAGCCGGATGGTGTCAAGCGCGTCGGCGCCAAGCTGAATGCGCAGCGGCGTGCATTTGTCGCCATCGACAACGTCGTTCAAGGCTTCGGCCGACTGTGCGATATACAGCGGGTTCGCATAGCAGACGGTGGCCGGTTTCGTAGCCTTCTCTGGAATGACGTTGTCAAGCGTCGGCCAGTAGGTCAGCGCGGCGTCGGCAACGGACGGGATGATGTCGGCCTTGAGCAGCGCCAACAGCTTTTTCGGTTCGTACAGGCCGACCGGCAGGCCGTGCGGAGGGTCCGTGTCGACGCGAATGGCGCGATGCCCGTCTGTCGCTTCGATGCGACGGTCGGACGTGACGGCGACGCACATCAGGTGCGAACGGGTTTTGTCCTTTGAGACGTGCGTTGCAACGGCGCGGATGATGCGGATAAGGCTCTTCGATTCCATTTGGGTAACTCCCTCTTTCGTTTCGGTCTCTCACTGAGACCGATGGGCAAAAGCGCCCACTAGAACGGTCGACCCTTGGGCCGACCGTTCCGATGGAAGCTCTAGGCCGATTCGGGAGAGACAAACACGCAGCCGCTCTTGGTCTTTCCGCCAAACCACTGCATCTCATCCCATCCCATCTCAATGGTGAGCAGCGCGGCGGCTTCCTTGTGGTTGTCGTCTGCGCTCATCTCATAACGGTACGGGTAGGTCTTTCGGATACCGCTTGCCGTCGTCGCGCTGATGCGCGCCCCTTGCGTGTTTGTCGGCCCGTGGTACTTGGTTTCGATGGTTTGCAGCATGGTCGCTCCCTCTTTCGTTGTGGCCGCGTCACTGCGGCACGGGTTGTCTAGCCTAGCGTGTCGTGCGTGTCAACAGAATTAGTCAGTAAGCCAGCGCGCCAGCGCGATTCCTGCGGGGAGGCAGAAGACGGCGAACGTCAGGGCCAGCGCGGCTGGTGTGGACAGGTTGGAGCAGAATCGGTCGAGGGCATTCATGTTAGTCCTCCTCCTCAGCAAGGCGTGCGGCCTCTTCGCGCTGGTAGTGTTCGACGTGGACGGCGGCGGCGTTTAGCCACCCGTCAACCCATGCCTCGCGAAGGTCGGCGCGCCATTCGGGAGGGTCGAATTCGTCCCATTCATGGTAGGCGTCGAACGACTCGCGAAGGTCGTCAGCGGACGGCACGTCGTCGCCGTCGAATGCGTTGTCGCAATCCTGCCAGCCGGTCCTTCGGTAGTCGCGGATGCGCTCAGCCTTGGTCAGCATTAGCGCGCCTCGCGAACAGCGTCGATGATGCGAGCCGTGACGTTGCCAGCGATGATTGCGAAGAGGGCGAGGGCGAGAAGGTCGGTCATCATGGCTTGTTCCGGTGCCGCTAGCCGCGGCGGTTAGCCCCGTGCGTTCAGGGTGAGGCGAGTATGCGTCAGGCCCCGTCCGGTGTCAACATTCCTTTTTCATGCCCCCTGTCGAATGTTGCGAAGCGCCTTGTTTTGCAGCGTTTCGCGACACGACGATAGGCGTCAACAGGGCGCGACTCGACGGGTTCGATGTGCGTTCGACGGGAGCTTGCGACGGGACGGCGACGACCTGGGGTGCGCGTGACGTGACGTGTTGGACGGGTGCGCAGCGTTGCGCGTCGTCGCGCATTGCGTGTCGCGTCGTCGGCTCAGCGCGCATCGCACACAAAGGAATCGCGCACGGGCGCAGAGTAGGAACGCGCGCACACACACGCTCGCGCGGAGTAGGAACACGCGCACGCGCACGCACGCGACCCCCCCCCCACCATCGTTCTGGCGTGCGTTGATACATATATATACCCCACCACAGACAAGACCCCCTTCCCCACGAGGTGACGCCACCATCGTTTCCCCGTGTCCCACATCGATATGCCTACCACCCCACCATAAACCCCCATCGTCACAGCGTGACGCCACTTGACACCCCTCCCGTCCTCTGGCATTCCCATCCCGTCGCAGTAACGACGGAGTCTCCATGTCCGACGCCTTCCGCAACCGCGTTCACGCCACTTGGCGCGAACTGCTCCAAGCCGAACCCATCAGCGCGGAGGACGAATCCCAGCATTCCGGCTTCCTGCGTTGGTTTGAATCCGGCCTATTCAACGAGGAATCCCCTCGCGCCTACGACCGCTTGATTGACGTTGCGGCCTACCTTGAAGAGCGTGCGTTCACGATTTCCCGCATGACCTTGGTTGAGCGCCAGGGCGTGATGGACTACCGCCTGCGTCGTGCCGAACGCCTTGCTCGCGACTCTTGGCAGCAGTCCAAGCCCCGGACGCTGACCAGGGCCGAGTACGACGCGCTGATGGCTGACGCTGGCGCTGCCCCGACGCGCACGATGTCGAAGGAAGACTACAACCGGGCCATGCGGGAGGCGCAAGACGAAACCCGTGTTGGCATCATTTCGCTTGGGCCTGACGGGCTGAAGTTTGAGGTGCCGTAGATGACCCACCAATGCGGTTGCCGCGTTCACCCTGATGGCTTCAACGGCGACTTACCGCGCCTTGGCGAGATGGACTCTTGGGTACCGTGTCCGTATCCCGTGATGGCGGTGTTGACGCAGACTGACATTGACCCTGCAATGCCGGTTTGTCTCTGGCATCTCAAACTGATTTTGGGGTTGTCGTGACTTACACGTTGCACCTTGGCGACTGCCTCGACGTTCTCAAGACCCTGCCCGATGCCTCGGTTGACGCCGTGGTGACGGACCCGCCCTACGAGCTGGGCTTCATGGGGAAGAAGTGGGACGCCGCAGGCATTGCCTATAGCGTGCCGCTGTGGACCGAGGCGTTGCGGGTGTTGAAGCCGGGTGGGCATCTGCTGGCCTTCGGTGGGACGCGCACCTATCACCGAATGGCCGTCGCCATCGAAGACGCAGGCTTTGAGGTGCGCGACTCGCTGCATTGGGTTTACGGCTCGGGATTCCCGAAGTCGCTGGATGTCAGCAAGGCCATCGACAAGGCGGCGGGTGCGGAACGAAAAATTGTGGGGCGCGGGAAAGGGGTTGGTGCAAAAGACCCAACCAGTTTTGGTAATGGGCATAATCCCGAGTACGACATCACCGCCCCCGCCACCGATGCCGCAAAGGAGTGGAGCGGCTGGGGAACCGCGTTGAAGCCAGCGCACGAGCCGGTGGTTGTCGCCCGAAAGCCTCTCATTGGCACCGTCGCCGCGAACGCACTGGCGCACGGCACGGGGGCGCTGAATATTGACGGGTGCAGGGTCGAATACGCCAGCGCGTCCGACATGGACAGGGCGCGGGTGCCACAACCTTCCTTCAACTCACCAACCGGAACGGTGTACGGCTTCAAAGCAGGCGAGGGTCGGAACGGCGATGTCTTTGACCCTTCCAAAGGCCGCTGGCCCCCGAACATCCTCCTCTCCCACACGCCAGAGTGCGGCGAAGCCTGCGCCGAGGATTGCGCGGTTGCGGAGATGGACCGGCAGAGCGGGACACACTCGCCACATCATCAGCGCCACGCCAACGGCGGCAACGGGCAGACGCTGGGCGTAATGGCCGGCGTGACGGGGCAGTCCTATCCCGACAGCGGCGGCGCCTCGCGCTTCTTTCCTGTGTTCCGATACCAAGCCAAGGCCAGCCGCAGCGAGCGAGAGCGCGGTCTGAACGAGGGGCAGAAGGCAAGCCATCCCACCGTGAAGCCGGTCGAACTGATGCGCTGGCTCGTTCGCCTCGTCACGCCTCGTGGGGGCGTCGTCCTTGACCCGTTTACCGGCAGCGGCACGACCGGCGTGGCGGCGATGTTGGAAGGCTTCCGGTTTGTCGGCATTGAGCGCGAACCCGAGTACCATGCGATTGCGACGGCGCGTATTAATCACGCCACCAGGCAAGAGACACAGTTGGGGTTGACGGCATGACCGTATCTCCCGCTGAGCTTGAACGCCTGTTGTCGGCAATGACGCCTTCCGAGCGGTCGGAGTTTTTTGCACTGGTCGCCGCCGAGAAGAAGGAGCCCAAGTTCAGTGACCCGCTGGCGTTGTGCCAGACGGCTTTCATTGACGACGCTTCCCGCCTCAAGGTGGCGCTCTGTACCCGCCGTGCCGGTAAGTCCTACGCCGCCGGTTTGATGCTGCTGCGGGACGCCTACCAGAACCCCGGCGTGTCGTGTCTGTACGTCGCCCTGACAAGAGCATCAGCCAAGCGCATCCTGTGGAAGGACGTGCTGAAGACCATCGACCGCGAGCAGGGTCTTCAATGCCGGTTCAACGAGACCGAACTGTCCTGCACCCTGCCAAACGGGAGCATCATCTACCTCCTCGGCATGGACGCCGACGAGCAAGAGAAGGACAAAGCCCTCGGTCAGAAGTTCAAGATTGTCGTCATCGATGAGGCTGCGTCGTACAACGTCGACCTGAACGAAATGGTCTACGGCATCTTGAAACCGGCCACCGCCGACTATGGCGGCACCATTGCCATGATTGGAACCCCCGGCAACATGAAGCGCGGCCTGTTCTATGACCTGACGAATGGCCAAGACCCGTCCGTCCCCGGTCGCTGGAGCAAGATGGGTTGGTCGTGCCACCGTTGGACGGCGTTTGACAACCCCTCGATGGCAGAGAAGTGGAAGGCCGAGATTGAGGATTTGAAACTGGCAAACCCGGCGATTGAGCAGACGCCGCTGTTTCAGCAGCACTACTTGGGCAAGTGGGTCACCGACGACAGCAAGCTGGTCTACCGCTTTGACAGCAGTCGCAACGTGTTTGACGAACTACCGGCTGCGCGTCACGGGCGCGACCGCTGGCACTACGTCCTTGGTATTGACCTTGGGTTCAACGACCCGACCGCCTGGGTAGTCTGCGGCTACCGCGACAACGACCGGACGCTGTACGTCTTGGGCGCCGACAAGAAGGCCGGGTGCGACATTACTGAGGTGGCCGACCGGACGCACAAGCTGATGAGCCGGTTCCAGTTCGACAGCATCATCATCGACAACGCCAACAAACAGGCGGTCGAGGAGATACGCCGTCGTCACGACATTCCCTTGACGCCTGCGCAAAAGCAGGGCAAAGCCGACTTCATTGAGATTATGAACGGCGACTTCATCAGCGGCTTCATCAAGATTCAGCGCAAGCTGGGCGTCGGCCTGATGGACGAGTTGCAGTCGCTGGTATGGGATGAACGTGCCCTGCCTAGACGGGAAGAGCATCCCGGGTGCGACAACCATCTGACGGACGCCCTGCTGTACTCTTGGCGGCATTGCTACCAGTACCTGGCCGACACGCTGACACCGAACGGAATGCGCGCCGGCAACACCCAAGGCGAGTGGGTGATGCTGGAGTATGAAACGGAACTTGAAAAGCAGTTGGAAGAGAAACACTACCAGGAACAGCAGCTTGCCATGTGGGGCGACAATTGAAGCGAAACGAAGTTGCTGAGTGGGTTGCCTTCATGCGAGAGCATGGCATTAGGCGTTTGTCGGTAGATGGTTTACAGTTGGAACTCGGTGGCATCCCGCAATCCCAATCAACCTTTGTGGAGCCTATGGCCCAGCAGGGAGTGTTTGAGGATGCCACCGGGCCCGTTTGTTCGTGCGGTCACAGTTGGGTGACGGAGCATACCGAGGCGGGTTGTCTGCTGGGTTGCTCGCATGACCTTTGCTCGTCAACAGGGGGCGTCGATGTCGGTTGAGACTGAGGAAACCAAGGCAAGTCCGCGTGAACCGCTGTGGCGTGCGGCCCTCTGGGCAGGGTTTGCCAATCAAGACGCTTGCGTCAAGGCGCTGCAATCTGGCAAGGTTCCGTGGTTTAGCGAGCTTGCGCCGCTATCGCCCGAAGAGCGTGTCTATATCGTTGGGCAGTTGTGCAAGCAGTGGTTCCCCGACATGACCGGCGAAACCGAGAAGGAGGCATTTGCCACCCTCGGTCGCATGTATGGCGTAAAGCGCCGTAGACGGTGGAGGCACAATGCCCATTGAGTTTCGCGATTTCACGGTTGGCGGCGAGCGTTCCGGTGTTCCAGACAAGCTGCCGGATAACAAGGAACGTCGCTGGTGGATGCTCGACGGCGAGGACTGCGCCAACGTCATCAGCGGCACGCTCAACCTCATTCGCGATGCGCAGTCGTTCCGCGCAACTCAATGGATAGTGTCGGCCCGTCTGTACGGCAACCTGTCGCCGACGACGCTGGCGGGTGTGTCGTTCAGCAAGCTTGCGGCCCAACAGCCTGCGCTGCGTGACCGCATCAGCTACAACCTGGTTCAGAGCGTGGTCGATACGGTCGTGGCGAAGATTACCCGCAACCGGCCTAAGCCGTTGTTTCTGACCTCGGGCGGCGACTACAAGAAGCAGCGTGAAGCCAAGAAGCTGAACGCCTTCCTCGACGGCGTGTTCTACGAGAACAGCACGCATGAACTGGGAACCACGGTGTTCCGTGATGCGTCCGTCTGGGGCGACGGCTTCATCCACGTTTTCGCCAAGGGTGACCGCGTTTGCCATGAGCGCGTGATGTCGTCGGAGATTTTCGTGGACGACGTGGAGTCGCTCTATGGCTCACCGCGTCAGATGCACCGCGTCAAACAGGTTGACCGCCAGGTGCTGTTTGACATGTTCCCGGACGACTACGCCAAGATTGCGAACGTGAAGCCTGCGCGTACCGAGGAAAACGGGCGCAGCATCATCGCGGACATGATTACCGTTCGCGAGTCGTGGCACCTTGCCAGCGGTCCCGATGCGGACGACGGGCGCCATGTCATCACCATCGACGGCGCTGTTCTTGGTGAGGTCGAGCCGTGGCCGCACCAGTGGTTCCCGTTTGCGCGCTGTCAGTGGTCGCCGCGACTCTATGGCTACTGGGGGCAGGGTCTGGCCGAGCAGCTTCAAAACATCCAGCTCGAAATCAACAAGCTGCTCTGGATTATCCAGCGGTCGTTCCATCTAGCTGGGTCGTTCAAGGTGTTTGTTGAGAACGGTTCCAAGGTTGTGAAGGAACACCTCAACAACGACGTTGGCAGCATCATCATGTACACCGGCACGCCGCCGCAGTACGTCGTGCCGCAGATTGTCTCGCCGGAAATCTTCAACCACCTCCAGACCCTCATCAACAAGGGCTACGAGCAGGCTGGCGTGTCGCAGATGGCGGCTTCCAGCCTGAAGCCTGAGGGCTTGAACTCGGGCCGCGCTATTCGCGAGTTTGCAGACATTCAGAGCGACCGTCTGCACACTCCCGCGAAGAGCTACGAGAACATGTACATGGACGTTGCGCGCCTCTCGATTGAGATGGCGAAGATTATCGCGGGACAGGACAAGGACTACGAGGTCAAGGTTCCCGGTCGCAAGTCCATCGCCGTGGTCGAGTGGAGCGATATCAAGCTGGATGACGACGACTACGTCATGCAGTGCTATCCGGTGTCGTCGCTGCCGCAAGACCCTGCTGGTCGCCTCCAGACGATTCAAGAGTACGCGCAGGCCGGGTTCCTGTCGCCGCGTCAGGCGCGTCGTCTGCTGGACTTCCCGGACCTTGACCAGGTGGAGTCACTGGCAAACGCCGAGGAAGATTACCTGACGATGGTGTTCGACAAGATTGTGGACGACGGCGATTACACGTCGCCCGACCCGCTGGACGACCTCCAGATGTCCAAGCAGCTTTGCCTTGAGTACTACGCCAAGGGCAAGGCAAACAACTTGCGCGAAGACCGGTTGGAACTGTTGCGCCGGTACCTCCAGCAGATTGCAGAGATTGAACAGGCGATGATGCCGCCGCCTCCCGAGATGCCAATGGCAATCCCTGGCGCAACCGGAGAGCCGCTTTCGCCGCCGATTCCGATTGGACCCAGCGACCTTGTACCGAATGTCCCGGTACAGTAACCAAGGAG